ATACTGCCTTTTTCTGAAGTTCGGCGGTGATGGTCTCACCGGCCTGGTCATAGTCAACTGTAAGGGTAGCCATGATTATATAGTCACCGGTTTCGGGGATCACGATGGCCGCGTTCCCGTCCGTGTGTGTGATGCCGTATTCTCGGATATCGGTCCATGGCATGGCATACCACGCTTCCGACACGTCTTTGTTGGTGCCGAGCTTGCCGTAGTATTTGACCGGGGAAACGCCGCCCACGCCAACAACGCGCAGGGCAGAGGTGTCTTCGTCATAAACCGTGGACCAGATGGTATGCTCGGACCATGCGCTTGTCGACCCACCGTTCTCGAAAAAGACACGGAGAGCCGAGAGGTCGCCGTCGAAGACGTCCTTCAGGATACTATGTTTACTGTGTGGTCCTGCCACTTAAATCGCCCACCGAGCGTCTGCCCTGGACGAGCTTTTGTTCCGATTTCTCGAGCGCCTTCTCTTCCTTGGACAAGAAATCCTTGAAGCTCTTGGGCCGTGCGCCGACCTCTGGCTTGGCGATGTCGTCGCCCATCTCGGCCAGGATCTTCTTACGCGCATCCGCGAGTTTGGCCGACACCTTCTTGGCACGTTCCTGCTCCTCGCGGGTGGGGGCCTTATACATGATGCTGGACCACTTCTTCTGGGTCAGGATATCGTTGTCCATGATTTCGACGACACGGGGATCCTTGGTCGTGGCCTTGTTGTCCTTGAACACAAGGTGGAGAGGAGGCCGCTTCACGGTCTTGCCATCGATGATGATGGTGGACGTGCTCCTGATCGTGTGCGTGTGGTTTTTGTACTTCGAGAAATAGATTACCGGCTCTTTCAGGTACTTGACGTCTTCTGCCAATGTTCCCACGGTTAGTTCTCCAAATAGGAAGGGGCAGGAAAGCCTACCCCCCCCTGACAGTAAAAAGTATGTGTACTAGCTGACGGACCAGCCATAGATACCAGCGTGGTGCTCGTCAAGCCGAAGCTCGAGTCCCGCCTCGGTGCGATACTGATGCTCAACGGCATCTCGGTCGTTCTCCTGAATGTTCTGCTCCAGCTCGGTGTCATTGAGATACCGGTACCAGAGCTGCTCCAAGTCCAGGATGATGGAACACGTCGCCGGGTTGGTCGCGCAGGAAGTGTCCGCCACGTCCGCGAAGAGATTGTTCTTGATCATGTTGATCTCTCCGTGGGTGGACTTGTACCTGCGAATGACCATGCCCGCCGTGGTCTCACGCGACATGAGCTGGAGCGCGTCCCGGCCCCAAGCATCAATCACGGTGCATGCGCGGGGGCTGTTGAACTGGAACTTGACGTTGTTGCCATAACGCATGTCAGTTTCCAAGTAGCCGTTGTACTCGTCCTCGGTCAGCTCGCTGGTGTTGGTGTGCGTGTTGGCCCCGGAACCAGAGCGTGAGAAGTAGTGCCAGACGCCACGGGTCAGGTAAGCAGCAGATCCTACACCAGCTATGTAGTTCGTGGAATCGGCACCGGTCAGGTCGTCACGTTCGCCAAACCAGAGGGTCCGCTCGATGTCGCGCTTGTGCTCTTCGGCGTGCTTGTTGATCAGGTACGCCATGTCGCCGCCACCGTAGAGCTTGGTCGACATGGCTGTGCGGTCCACCTCGAAGGGTTCCTTGAACAGCTGGCAGTAGTTGTACTCCTGCGTGGTCTGGGTGGTGAGCTGGGCCCTGGCCGTGTCACCGGTCGCCTGGGCGTTACCGATGTAGAACAGCTTGGCCCCGAGATCCCAGAGCATGTGACTGGTCTCGCCGATGGCCTTGACAAAGCCGATGGCCGTGCCCGCCACGTAGTCCACGTAGACCACTTCATCATCGTCCGCGCACCACCACACGTCGCCAGTACGGAACTGGGCCGCCTCTGCTGCCGACCCGGCGTTGTACTGGTATTCCTCCGAAGACACGTCTTCCGCCAAGGTGATGTACTTGGTCAAGAAAACGTCCTCGCCCCACTCGAACTTCGGGTCGGTTGCCTTTTTCTTGCGCAGCCGCATGAGCAGCGTCACAAGGGTTGTGTTGTTCTGGTCAAGCAGAGCAATGGTGTCGGATACATCGCGTACCCTGCGCCCTGCGAGGATCTGTGCGGTGCTGGTCTGGGTCTCCAGATGCCGCATCCCTGCAAATTCAGCCATTTTTCACGTACCTCCCGACCGGGAGGACAGGCTATTCTTTGTACCTGCGCACCCCGGTCAATTCTTCAAAGGCCCTGGCCTGCGGGGTGTCGACCGGTTTCAGCCCGAAGAGTTCCTCGTTGGTCATCTCTGTCACGGGCGTTCGTGGCTGGCCGGCACCGGGCTGGATTGTCTGGAGCGTTTTCTGTAGCTCCGAGATGTGGGCCTCGGTTTCTCGTTTGTCGACCATGCCGCCTGTTACGGCTTTCGTGGCGATGAAGGCACGCTCAAGGTCTTCCATGGACCCCACCTGCATGCCGGTTTTGTTGAGGAATTCCCCAACCTTCTGCCGGTATGCGTTGAAGTCAGGATGTTTCTTGGCTACCTGGTCCACCCACTGGGCCTGCTGTGCGGCAACAAATTGCTGCTGGATGGGGCTCACGGCCTCTTCTCGAAACTGCTTGAACTTGCGGTCCATCATTGCTTCGAGGGCCGACAACTCTTCCTTGTCGTAGGGCAGTTCAGGACTGTTGCCGTTTTGAATTGCCATCTGCTGCTCCTGGCGGTTGTCGGTCTGTTGCGGTTCAAACCATCCATACGACTGTCCGAGCGCTTTGATCACTTCCTCGTTCAAGACCAACGAGTCCTCCCCGGTCTGGGGATCCCTGTCGAGCTTGAAGTAGGGCATGACACGCGAGAAGCCGCTACGGATCTGCCCGAGTTCGTTGCCCTGTTCTGCGTACTTGCCTTCGAGGCCTTTGTACATGTCCAGGACTTCTTCTCGGGACTTGCCGGCAAACTTGTCCCCCTCCGGAGCCGCGAAAGCGGTTGTCCCTTCGGTGGGCGCCAGACCTTCCGAGCCTTGCGCGGGAGATGGTGTCGCAAGGTTATCCGAAAGGGTCTGATCCTTTCCTTCTGCCATTATTCTCTCCCAACTTGTGCAATGAAAGATTGCATTGGATCGCCGAAGTCACGGGAGCCCAGGATGTCAACAAACGGGTTGGCATTGGGTTGTCCCCGGCCTTGGGCGTTGAATTTACGGGTGCGCAGATACCGAGCGATTTCCTCGAGTTCTGCAGCCACGCGGCTCAAGTCATCGAGTACTACCGGAGCCTGCATTAGCATGCCTGCTAGTTCTGCGCTCATGTTCCTTTTTCACCTTATCGAAAAACACGCTGAGTACCTCTTGGTGCCCCCACACGCGCCCCTGCTGTTCGGCAAGGAGGAGGGGGTTCTCGAGGTAGTCTTTACTTTTCAGTATCTTTTCTGCTGTGGCCCGGCGCTCCTTCTCAAAGTGCGTGACCAGGAAGGCGAACAACGGGCTCTCTGCGAACTCTTTCCAGATGCGGAGGTCAGAGTCCGACACCTTCTCCAGGAAGGGAAAGCCGATGTTGCCTTTGTTCTCTTGTCTCAGCACTATGCGTTACCCCCCATGAGATTGCCCATGCCGCGCATCACGTCTTCTTGTCCTCCTGCTCCGGTGGGGGATTTTTGCGTTCCACCAGAAAGGAGGTCGGACTGGGCCATTTGGTTCTGTACCTGCTCCGACGCCATCTGCGTCTGAAGCGAAGTGGCAAGCAGTTCTTTAGCTTGCGCAGCCAGTTGACGGTGCATCTCCACATGCTCCTCGATGATCTGGCGAGCTTGCTGATCATTTGTTTGATCATAGATCTCTCCATGCACGATCATGTGGTGCTGGTGGTTCTCTTCCAGTTTCGGGTAGAGCATCTGGTGTTGCTCGACCATGAGGCGGTTCTCCTCTTCAGGGGAGAAGAGTTCCTGCTGTGCTGCCGGCTGTCCAAGGTCAGGGTTGAGCGGCTGGTTGAAGTCCTGGAAACCGAAGAACTCACTGGGGTTGGGGATCTCCATTTCCTCAAGCAGGCGCTTAGTGAAGCGTTTCAGGTCAGGAGCCTCGCCACCGTGCTGCTGCATTTGGATGAGCAGTTGGAGCACCTGGATGAGCTGGTTCTGGCGCAGGGGTTTGCTGCCCAGGGACGGCGCGTTCACGATGTGGAAGTCGTACTCCTTGGACAGGGCCTGTGGCGAGATATCGATGAAACGAAAGGCCGTGGCCGACTCCTTGTCCAGGATGCGCACGGAGGTGCCCCAGGGCTGGTACTGCGCCACGAGGGAGAACGTCATCTGGGCGATGTCGCGTATGGAACGCTGGACGATCTGGCCCTTGTGCCCCATGCGCTTTAGAGCCACCTGCTGGATCAGGGAGATGCCAGTGGCCGTGTCGTTAAACCCGGTTGAGGAGCGGTACTGGCCCATGACGAAGTCGTTCACGCCGGTGACCATCTCGATGTCCCTGCGGATGTCTTCCTGGGTTTTGAACGCGCCCGGGTCGATGGGCTGTGTCTGTAGCGACTGCAGGGCCTCGGGTATGTCATAGTGCACGATTCCGCCCGGGCGGTGGACGAGCTCCCCCTCGTCGATTCCTGAGCCTCGCAGCACGCCCCACATGTTGTTCATGGTCCGGGTCATGTTGTCGAGCTGGATGTTGCGCAGGTCGCGCTCCTCCAGGAACAGGGATTCGCAATACTCGAGATCCCCCATCCCGTAGAACTCACCGACGCAGCGGTTCAGACCAGCGTCGATGAACGGGATGCGGTTATGATGGAAGGGGGAAGGTTCGGCAAGCAGAACTGTGGGGAGACCATCCCCTGTTCCATAGGATGAAGTTAGCGCCAGAACAACATGGTACAGTTGAGTCTTGGCTTGTGTCGATAACTTGCCGTCCTTCCATCCCTTTGGTATGTAGCCCCAGTAGTCGACGATGTGCACCTTCTCACGCTCGACCTCGGGGGAGTTCTGGTTTGGAACGATGTCGATCTTGTCCATGCGCCGCTGCAGCCCCTCGTTGACGCTTGTGGAGGAACCCAGGTGCTTGTCCACGTTCTTGAAGATGCCGGCCTGCTGCTTCTCCATGAGGGTCATGGAATCTATCCACATCTCTTCAAAAGCAAAGCGAGCAGAACGAACATCAGCAGCATTGGGATCAATCCCAAAATTAAACAGATCAACAGAGTACCCATTGGGTTTATTTTCAAGCACTTCAGCAGAAAGGACTGATTTGTATTTCTTGAGTTCATTGTTCACGTACTCCGGGACGATCCGCGTTTTCCAGCCCGGGCGATAGTCCCAGAAGACCTTGAACACGGAGGTGCCGTACATGAGCAGCTGGCGGATGAACTTTTCCATTTCCTCGTAGGTCTGGAAGGAATGGCGGAAATGGTAGGACAGCATTTCCTTGACGGCGCGTGCGGAGGCCTGGCCCTCGGATGTCTTGCCCATGACCTCCACGAAGTCGCCGGACTCGAAGATCATGTCGATCAGGAACGCGGTCTGGACTTCGGTGATGGAGAAGGCGGTGGGGATGGCGAGGTTTGCTTCCCAGGGGTAAGTGGCCTGGTCGAGGTAGTTGCGGTAGAGCGCATACATCCTCTCCCAGGTGTCACGGCGATCCTGGCGGAAGTCCCGCGACCACTTGATGTCCTTGTAGACGAGATCGCTAACTTCCTCGTCGCTCAAGAATTTTGCCAATGGGCAACACTCCAGTTTTGTAGACTTCTTTGAAGCCCGCGTACCTGAAAATGTGGTCCATGGCGCTGTTCGAGGTGTTTATGGTCACCTCGATTTTAACCTCATCGCATGTTTTCTGTAAAAGGCGCAGGGTTTCCCGCGCGAGTTTCATGGCCAAGCCGTATTTACGCAACTGTACCGGAACGTAAAAGAACTTCCAAGATAACAGCTTGCACCCGCAGGGGCAGGGTTCGAAAGCCGCGTATCCGACAGGGATATTACAAGTGAATCCGAGGAATTGCAACAACCTATTTTCATCTATATTCTTGGATATGAACTCGAAGATGCCGGGATGCGCCCCGTCCATGGCCCCTTCCTCTGCTAAGTGTAGGTCGCGCATGGACTTAGCAACAGCAAGAGCCGGGTCGCTTTTACATGGCGCTATTTGAATATCCTGTTTGAAAATTCCCGTGGCCGCGAAGGGCAATCGGAGGCTTTCGATAGGTAAGGGTTTTGCCAGTTCGGTGACCAGGGGGTCGGATGAGTTCGATGGCATCGGTAAGTGTGTCCAAGAAGTCGTCGAAGCGCCCGTAGGGGTACTCGCGCATTTCACGTTTTATGATGTCGATCTCGGGTTCGTCCTTACGGACCCAGATCTTTCCGTCACGGAGGTAGGGTATCACGCGCTCTTGCCGGCCCCCGGTGCCTTTCTTGCGCTGGTGGCTGGACCGGCGGATGGGTGTCACGCGGAAGTAGAGGCCGGTCTCGCGCATGTGCTGCTCGAGCTTGAAGCACAGCCACTCCTGGAAGTTGACCGCCTCCACACCGATCTCGATGATGTTGTGGAGCTTGTGCATGTCACAGATGTTCTGGATGATCTCGTCCAGGTTCCACTTGCCCCGGCGCACGGCCAGGACACGGATGTTGGAATCCTCGTCCATGGAGAAGGCGGACATGACCGTGTGGTCGCCCTTGGCGGACTGGACGGAGCTCGCCGGGTCCACGGTGATGCACTTGCGCACGGAGCGGTCGCTCGTCTCGAACGGGGAGTATGTGCGCAGCCAGTCGGGGTTCATAGCCATCTGACCCTCGGCCACTGGGGCATTTAAAAATAAACAGGAATACATATATTCGCCCATCTCTTCCCGGTAGTAGTCCAACCACTCTTGCGAATAAATATCGGGACACAATCGCTTGTGGACCGTGTTCCCCTGGTTGTCTACCTCGTTCCACTCCGCTTCTGTGCGCAGGAAGTAGAAATTTTTAGAAAAATTTTCTTTTTCCATTATACGCGCCCAGGGGTCATAGAAATGCCACCGCGTTCCAACACAGTTGTGCCATGGGATGCCCACTGCATTCGGTGGGGCTGTTGCAAGAGTACTCTGATAATTGTGGTAAATCTTGGCCATCTGGTCTTCCGTCGCCGTGTTCTTTTCGTCGACAATATCGTCGAAGTGCAACGGGCCAGTGAAGTGGCAACCTGTGATCGATCGCTCGGAGGAGAACGCCGAGAAGGTTGGCATGCGCACAGACATATTCCTTCGTGCCGGAGTTGTGAATTTTAATGAGGTGCCTTCTTCTCTGGCTTTGTGAACAGCGTGCTCTGGGTAAAGTTCTCTAAATTTGGGGTTGTTTATGTGCGGGGCTTTTATTTCCTCCATGAACTCGCGCCCGTTTATGTCAAGCGAGTTCGTGATGATGGGGATGGAAATATCCGGATCAACTAGACTCCTGCGGATGTTGCCGCAGATAGTAAACAGGGTTGTCTTGAAGTGCTTTCTTGGAGCAAGTAAAAATTGATTTACGTTGAAATGCGTGTCGTATGCGTTACAGATGTCGAGATGAAAACCAGTATCCAGCTTATCGTATCCTAGGATATGTTTCCCGAGGTAATAAGTGGATGTCATCCCCATCATGCGCTCAGCCTCTTTGTTGAAGCGCAGTTTTTGCCCATCAGTCAACCCTTCCAGTATCTGCGGCCACGCTTTTTGAATATCGCTTATGGAGATGTCCATGAACGCGGTTTAACTCCAAGATATGCCATCACGCATCACCCCAATCAATAGAATCGAAGTTGCGTTTATAGGCTTCGGTGGGCACCCACAAAAGTTGGTTTCCGACCTTGTCCCCCTTCAAATCTGTGCGGTCCCATTCTGAAGTAGGAGCCATGAGCTGACAGTCCTTCCACGACTGGTCCTGCTTGGCCAGGTGGTCCTCGCGCTGTGCTTTACTGCGGCGGGAAAGGGTCGCCACGTTCTCCGCTATCGCCAGGGCTTGGTTCTCGCTCTTCCCACGGGAGACTAGGCGTTTCACCAGCTTGTTCTTGTCCATGGATTGGTTTCTCCGCTACGTGGATCTTGGGATGTGGCACCGGGGCCCCTTTGCTGTCCTCGAATCCAATTTTACTGTAGAGATGCGCGTGGCTCGAGTGGTGGGCAAAGTTGAACGGGCCCTGGGCCACGAGGTCGATGTATGCGTACTCAGGGTTCTTGGCGAACTTGGGGTCTTGGATGGTGTTGCTGTGGTAGTGGGACGGGGCCATGGACTGCAGCTGGTCCAGGCCGTAGGTGTGCTTGCCGGTGACCCGAACTTCCGGGGTGTTTTGTGCAGCATGGGCAATGTTTCCCATCACCTTCGTGGCACTTGCGTCGTAGCTGTGCCCGTACTCGATCAGGTTGCTGAACGGCGTGTACAGGATGTTGTCAATGAGTCGAATATTGCTGGGCCGGAAGTCCTTGTAGATGCTTCCCATGTTCGTGTTGATCAACACCGCTGGCTTGTTGACCGGGTTGTGATAGTGCCACTCGTCCTTTTTCCACCGCTGGTAGCCGACCACGATGGTGCAGTTGGAAACCGTCACGTCCTTGGTCGGATGGTGACAGGCCTTGAACGGCTCGGGGTCGGAAGGGTCGAAGTTGGTGTAGTCGAAGTAGTCGTAGATGACCATGCCCTGGTCGTTGTTGCCCCAGAACTGGCAGCCTTCCACCAGCACATCCTGACAACCGATCAGGGACAGGGACGTGCGCTGGTTATGCCAGGACTTGCACTCGTTGATGACCACGTCCTTGAACCGCCCGTTGATCTGAATCCCGTGTCTGCCTCCGCTGTAGGAGGCTTCGCAACGGTCCAGGGTGATGCGGGTTATCGGCCCGTATGTCCCGTTCCAGTGCCCGCCGGACAGGTAAATGCCGTGCGTCGTGTCACCGTAGCACGTCTCGATCGCCCGGCACTTGCGCAAGGTTATCAGGTCGATGTTGTGCCCGCCCATGAAGAACCCCCGCGCCCGCCCGTACCTGGCTGTTACCCCCTCCAGGGTGACATTCTTCAGGCCGGTCATGGGGTAAGAATCGTCCAGGTGCACACATTCCATGGCCCCGCCCCAGACCTCGAGGTTCTTGACATGCACGTTGTGGCAATCCGACACGGACAAAATGCCCCAGGTGCGGTCCGGCATGGCCAGGGGGTTGAAAGTTTCCGGCACCCCGTCGTAAGCAAAGAGCAGGCTGTCCTGTCCCTCGACCACCAGCTCCTTGAACTTGATGCCGCCCAGCTTCAACCCGTCGAAGAACGTGCCCTTCAGCCACAGCCGGTCGGAATCGCCGGACAGCATGTGCACACCCTTGAGCGTGGTCTTGTAAGGGGATTCCCTCGTCCCGTCCCCGCTAAAGTCGTCACCGGTCTCGCTGTTGACATGGATCTCAACCATCTTTATCTCCCTCCTCGTCCGGGTTACTCCGTTCCTCGTACTTCGCCAGCCGCTCGTTCACGTCATGCCCAAGCGTGCTGTTCTCGAGCAGCTTGCGCAACTTGCTCACCGCGTCGTCCACCGCGTCGCCCGGAACGGACTTCGGGTTTGTCACGCAACTCAAATCGGGCTTGCTCCCGGCCAGGGCCATGCGCATGCGCACCAAAGGATCCCCGTCCTGTAACTGGCTCAGGGTCGAGGTCAAGGTCCGCAACTCGT